ATCCCAGCCTAAGAATGAAAAGGATAAGATGTGGGACGCTATTGTGAATGCTGGAAGTAGAAGTAATGTTTTGTAATTAACAAAAAAGGAGAATATAAATGGCTCTAAATACTAATGTAAATACAGGACAAATGAAATTTGGTGACCCAGGTGCAGTTATTGATAGTACTATACCGTCAAGAAGACTGTTTGATTTCAGTGACAGAGTTGCTGACCTCTCTCCAGAGGAATCACCATTTTTTGTATATTTGTCCAAAGTGGGAAAAGTGCCGACAACGGATTCTCAGTTTAGATTCTTAGAAGACAGAACCAAGGTTGAAATGACAGACAGGAGCTTTTTGCTTAAAGGTGCTACTACAATGGTTGCCGAAAATAGTTCAATGGATGTTGTTTTTGATACTAGTGGTGCAGCTTATGTGCAATGGTTAATACCAGGAATGGTAGTAGCTATTGGAGATGTTGATGGAAATAGTGTTCCAACAACTGCAAATGTTCGTATTAATACTGTAGATAATGTTTCATCTACAGCTCAAACAACTTGCAATGTAACATCTATATCTCATGTAGCAACATCTAGTACTCTTGCTTTAGCGGATAATTCAAAGTGTACTGTTATTGGAACTTCTTTCAAAGAAGGTACGGGTGCTCCAGATGTTTGGTCTTCAGAGCTTGATAATGAATATGGTTATACTCAGATATTCAAGACTGCTTGTGAGATGTCTAATACTGCAAGGGCAACTGTCTATCGTGGTTATGCTGATGAATGGCAGAGAATCTGGAATCTTAAACTAAGAGAACATAAGATTGATATCGAAAGAGCTATGCTTTTTGGTCAAAAAGGTAGTGCTGGAGGTATTCAATACAGTGAAGGTATTGTAGGTTCTACAATAGCTGCAGGATATGGAAACATTGTTAATGATGGCTCTCAATTGTCATACAATGAAGGTGTTCCATATTATAAGTCTAACGCAGTTGGTGAGTGGAGTTATGATGATATATTAACTGATTTTGAAGTAATCTTCGACCCTGCAAGGGGTGGAGGAGCTTCTAAATTAGCATTGGCTAGTTTGCCTGTGATATCTCATTTCAATAAACTTGCATCAAGTAATACTTTTATTGGAAACAGTTTAAGTAGTACTGCTCCGTATCAATTTGAGCGAAGTTCAGGAACATTTGGTCATCAAGTTACTAAAATTGAGACAGTGCATGGAGATTTATCTCTTGTAAAAGAACCTCTGTTTAGAGGTTTTGCGTCTGGCTTTTGTATGATGGTAGACCTTGACCATGTGTCTTACAGACCTCTTGTCGGTAATGGAATCAATCGTGATACTTCAATAACAACTAATGTGCAGCAGGCTGATGAAGACTTGCGTAAAGACTTAATCCTAACGGAAGCTGGTCTTGAAGTTTCTCTTCCTGAGACTCACGCACTTATTAACTTAGAAGGAGTATAACATGCGAAGTGATGTATTAAATCCAAATAGTAGTGAACATCAAGTTGACCCTGAATTTATTCAGTTTGGTCAATCGGGTGCATTCAAATTAACATCTGTTACAGCTACAACTGGTACAATTGCGGTTACGGCAGCAGCTGTCACAACTGTGACAATTACACAACCAGCTGGGACAATCTTAAAAGACCTTTATGCTATTCCAGCAGGGAATATTGTAACAGCAGGTGCTACTGGTGATGATGTTGATTTTGACTTAGGGACATCAGCTTATGGTGGTCAATTAGTCGATGAAAAAGCTATACTTGATGATGGTGGTTCAGCAGTAACATGGACAGCTAATGTTCCATTGAGACTTATTAAAAATTCCAATGGTCATGCTGCAAATGCATTCTTAGCTACTTCAGTAGAAGATGCAGGTGTGTATGGTGGTCCAGCAACAAGTGAAGCTATAGCTATTGCAGCGACATTGTATAGTGCAACTGAAAGAACATTGCATGCGAGTTTAAAACCTCTTGCTAATGACCTTACAACTGCAGCTACAACTGTTAAGTGGATAGCGGTATTCATGTACTTATAATCCGAATCAATAAGGATTAACAGTTTTTGGGAACTGTGGGGTAAGTCAATAAAAGGCTTACCCCGAATCCCATAAAGTTTTTTAAACCAAGATGCCCATGAGAGTTGCCAAGCTCGGTAAGGCATCGTAACGTAGGAGAAAAAATATGGCATCAGCTTATGATATAACTCAAAAGAGAGGTTCTATGACTTCTACAGTAGTAGAGTCTCAGAACTTAGGATTAGGACAATCAGGATGTATTTTAATAGATGATACTGCTGAACATTTAGGTCCTTTTGTTGCTATCTCTGCATTAGAAGATGCGGCAATAGATACTTCAGAATGTGATATGGCTTGGGTAGATGATATAGCAGACTTTACACTTCCAAAAGGAATGACAATTTATGGGACTTTTACATCTATTGAATTAGATAGTGGTAAAGTTATAGCTTATTACGGACCAGGTAAAAAATCTTAATATGCTCGGACTTGGTAATAGTCTTGCCAGAGGTGGAGTGCTATCTGGACTATCTAATAATTATTCACTCAGCTTTGATGGGACGAATGATTATGTCGCTGCAGGAAATGATTCGAGTTTACAGATGGGAACAGATGATTTCTCGATATTCGCTTGGGTAAAAAGAAGTGCTGTAGATGCCCATCATACTATATATGGTTATGGTGATTCAGATAAACCAAGATATTATTTAAGGATAAAAAATAATAACAAACTGCAGATTTATCTTGCAGCAGCTTCATTAACTTTAGACTTAGCAGGCTCGGCAGATATAGATACAGGTTGGCATTTTGTAGGATTTACTTGGGACAGGAGTGAAGATGATGGATTTCAGTTTTATGTGGATGGCAGTGCTGATGGCTCTGGTCAAGATGGTAATAATGTAGTATCAACATCATTAAGTCATGCTTCTGTTGGTGCAAAACTTGGTGTAAGACCAAATTTGTCATCAGGATTTAATGGCAATTTAGATGAAATTTCAGTCTGGGACACTGTTCTTTCATCCAGTTCTGTATCTGCACTTTATAATAGTGGGGTTCCAACAGATTTACAGGCAGATGCAAATGCTTCAAACTTAGTTGCATGGTGGAGGTTTGAAGAAGGCTCTGGCACTTCAGCAGAAGACAGTTCAGACAATTCTAATACAGGAACATTAACAAATGATGCTTCTTATTCAACAACTGTTCCAACATAAGGAGAATTAGATGTCTTGGGAAAATAGAAAATGGGTTATTGTAAATAATTCTTCTGTAACTGATGAGATGATTTTATCAGCATTGGAGACATCAAGAGATACGCTTCGTCATACAGCTACAGGAACTGATAAAGTCATATTAAAATGGGATGGAGATACACCATCTTGTTTTGATGGAATGACCACTTACTCACATTCTGAGATTTTAACTGAATTAGCTAAATCAACTTGGACAAGGGATGAATAATGAGTAGTTGTGTACATTGTAAATCTAACAATAGTGAGAACTGGTTCTATTGTAGGAATTGTGGAAAACGTGCATCTAAAAATAAATACTCAGAGAATTTATGGATAAGGACAGAGCGTGGAAAGAGGACAGATGTAGAATTTAGTAATCTTTCTTTAGTAGATTCAGTTAATGAAATGGTAAAAAATAAGGAGAAAAAATATGCCCAAGGTTGGTAAGAAAAAATTTAGCTATACAGATAAAGGAAAGAAGGCTGCTAAAAAGTATGCTAAGAAAGTTGGAAAGAAGGTAAAATACGGTAAGAAGAAGTAATGGCTATAACTATCAATGAAAGAGCACCAACTTTTGGTGAGCAGATACAGGTTATGACTAAGTATAATGCTGATAAGGGTGCTGGTAGTGGTAGCTCTACTGATGCTGTAATGACTGATGAGGCTGGAGCTGGTCTTTCATTTACTTCAATGACAGACTTATGGCTTACTAATGGAGCTAAAGAGATAATCAATATGCTTCCATCTAATCTTGCTGATATGTGTATGAATGAGGTTAGCTTTACTGCTGGAACTCCTAATACTCTTAATAGTGGAAAGATAAGAAATATTAAGCGATTAAACTCTTCTGACTCTTTATACTA